TTGAATAAACCGTACATTTATTCAAGTCATAATGGGCCGCACGACTTAGCCAATGGGGTTTTTGCTACTGGGCAAAGCACTTGGGAGACCGCAAAAGAGTATGGTATTATTTTTGATGTAGTGCCAAAACTATCGGTGAAAGCTGGGATAGATGCAGTGCGAGCAATTTTCAATAGATGTCATTTTGACGCAGAAGCATGTAAAGATGGATTGGCAGCATTAGAAGCGTACGCATCAGAGTACAACGAAAAGAAAGAGGATATGAATCCGAAGCCAATTCACAATTGGGCATCCCACGCAGCGGATGCTTTTAGGTATTTTGCGGTACATTTCCCGAATGCAAAAATTCGACTTGACAATTTACAACCAATGCAGACTATGGCGGACTATGATGATTAATACTAATTTTAAACTTTAATATCTATGGGCGGCAGTAATCCAGTATCAGGTGTAACTTCAATAGTCAGAGGCTTCGGGAGAGAATTAAAAGATAACCCAGAAAAAGCATTTGGTCAAACCATATTAGGTGGAGGCATAGGTGCTGTGAATGTAGGCGCAGAACGCAATATGAAAGACGCAAAAAAGAAAGAAGCGGGTGCAGCTAATTCAGCAACAGCCAGTGTCAATGCAGCTAACGAAGCAATGTTAGTAGCTAATGAATCTGTTAAAAATCAAAAAGAAAAACAGCGTAAGCAGACTATTTTTGGTGGGGCTTCAGGCAATCTATTCAATAAATCTTTGATAGGCACCTCTACTACTGCGGCAGGAACTAATCAGCAATCCATTTTAGGAGCTTAACATGCTACAACGCAAACCACTTAAAGCCGCGGATCTTCTAGCTAGAACACAGATGATTAAAGGCGGTCGAGGAAACTTTGAAGCTTTATGGCAAGAGTGTGGTAGATATTTATTGCCAAGAAAATCAGACATAATTGAAAGCAAAAGTAAAGGGCAAAATCAATTGGCGTATGTTTTTGAAACTAGCCCGATTGCGGATGCTCAAGAACTTTCGATTTTGCTGCATGGCATATTGACTAACCCTACTTCAAAATGGTTTAATATAGAAACTGAAGATCCAGATCTAAATACTAAAGACGCAGTATCGCGCTGGTTAAGCGAAAGCAGAGATATTATGATCTCTAAAATGTATCACCCAAAAGCTAGGCTTACTGAAGCGTTACAAGAATGGTATTTAGACCAAGTAGTTTTTGGAGCAGGTGGGTTACAAACAGACACTTCTAAAGATTCAGATCTAGTATATATGGCTAGAAATGTTAAGAATTTATATGTAGCTGAGAATGAGCATGGCTTAATTGACATGGTGATACTTACTTTCAAAATGACAGCTAGAGCGGCATACGAAAAGTGGGGAAATCTTCTTAATGAAAAAATTTGCAAGGCAGTTATAGAAAAACCATTTCAAGAATTTGAATTTGAATGGCATATCTTTCCAAGAAAAGAAAGAGATAAAGAAAAAATTACCCCAGAAAATTTACCAATAGCCAGTATTTTTATTGATGTTACTCACAAAGCAATTATTGTAGAAGGTGGCGCGTATACACCTCCGATTGTAGTAGGTAGATGGGAAGTCACTGAGGGCGAAGTTTATGGGCGTTCACAGGGCATGATTGCGTTACCAGATGTAAAACAATTAAATCAGATGTCTAGGGATCTGATGAGAGCCGGGGAGAAATTTTTAAGACCGCCATTACAAGTTGTGCATGACATGGTGCTAGGCAGAATTAATTTGTCAGCAGGTGCGCTTAACATGTTGAAACCCAACCCGATCACAGGTACAAGAGGTATAGAACCAATCAATACTGTAGGAAATATCCCAATTACGGTTGAGCTGATTCAAAGAAAAGAGCAGAATATTCAAAGAGCGTTTTTCTTAGACAGAACCAAAACTTTAGCGGATCCAAGGGCAACACTTGGGCAAGTGCAATTGGTTGAAATGCAAAAATTGCGTATCATGGCACCAATGTTAGGCAGGTTATTGTCAGAAGGTTTGGAATCTCTATTATCAAGAACTTTCGATATTTTATTTAGAAAATCTTTCAATACTCTATCAGTTGATAGCGAAGGTAGAAATACTTTTGAATTGCTAGATGGGGCGGTATTTTCTGAATTGCCAGAAGAATTGAAAGCTGGGCCAGCGTTGCGCATAACCTATCAAAGTCCGGTAACACAAGCGCAGCAACAGGCTGAATTGTCGTCTATAAATACTTGGTTGACTGATATTTTGGCGGTAGCACAAGCGTATCCTCAAGCATTAGATCTAGTAGATATTGATCAAGTTATTAGAAAGAAATTTAGAATATTAGGGCTTGATCCAAAATTAATAAAAGATTCTGAACAAGTTGCTCAGATAAGAGACGCTAAGGTTCAAGCTCAACAAGCGCAACAAGATAAAGAAGACGCGGTTCAATTGGTGGATAGCGCATCAACAGCTAAAAAAGCGGGGATAGGGCAATGATAGAACAACCTTTTAAACATAGAAAGCATTTACTTGTAGCTTTCAAAGAAGTATTTAATACCGAAAATGGTAAAAAAGTTTTACAAACTATAGCAGAAATATGTGGTAATTCTCAAAGTACTTTTGATAATGACCCAATAGTTATGGCATATCGTGCTTCAAGGCGCGATGTGTATTTAGAAATTCAAAGGCTGGTTGATACAGAGATTAAAACTAATCTTAAAGACCAAGCCGAAGAATCGGATCAAGCCCAATCCGTTGTAGACGGAGAGGAAGACCCGCTTAATTAAAATAAATCAATTAAAGACATGTACATTAACAACATCACTTCTGCAAGCGCAGGAGATACTACAATTACCACACAACCTACAGTAGAAACTACAAATAGTATTGTAGATACTACACAACCTACAGGTGCACCTTTAGATTGGAGAGAAGCTTTAGCTCAAGAATTTAAAGAACATAAATCGTTAAAGGATTATAAAAGCGTAGACGACCTAGTGAAAAGCCACATTAATTTAGAAAAAATGATTGGTAAAAAACAACCTTCAGTTATTGGCGCAGAAGGCGAGACAGTTTACGAAGCTGACGCGTATAAGTATGAAGTTGCGGAAGGGCAACCTACACTCGTACCAGAAATTTTCGACAGAATATCCGCAAAAGCTGCGGAATTAAAAGTTACTCCAGCAGTGTTTAAAGAATTAGTCAGTGATTTTTTAGGCGCGGAAGGGGAGTTAGGAAAACAAAATGAGATGCGTCAGGCTGAAGCATTAAAAACTGCTGAAAACACTTTAAAAGAGAAATGGGGTTCGGACTACGAAACTAAATTAACCAACGCACACAAGGCTTTTGAGTTATTTTCTAGCCCAGAATTAAAGGAAACTGTAGGTAATTTAAGTGTAGACGCTAAAACAGCTCTTACAGATATTATGGCGAATGTATATTCTAAGATCGGAGAAACTTCTTTTGGAAAAGAGGGGTCTCAAAATTCAGGCTTGACATCTCAGCAAGCCCAAATTAAGATCGACGAAATTAGAAACGATCCAAATAGTCCGTACAATAAAGGCGAGCCAGCAGCAAGAGCTGAGATGACCCGACTTTACTTGGCAGCACAAGGACAAGCGTAGATCGTTTCGCAGGTATAAAACTATTTTTGATTTAAGATTGTCCGCTAATTTGTGGGTAGCTGTCACCAGTCCATAAAGATTAGAAGGGTAGCAATGGAAGAAATCGAACCCTTTAAACCAAGCGTCTAGCTTGATTTAATTCTATTTTACTTTTTGTTATTTTATAATTTTTAAGGAGCTATTTATGGCGACAGATACCCAAAATCAAGTACATATCAAGCAGTTTGCAGATGATATTATTCACGCAGTACAACAAAAAAATTCTCGTTTAGACGGTACCGTTCAAAGAAAAATTGGCGTTGCAGCGGAAGAATTTTATTTTAATAAACTTGGTGCTTTTGAGCTACAAGAAAAAACTCAAAGATATTCTCCAACTCCTTTAGCAGATCCAGCGCATTCTAAAAGAAAAGCCACTCCAACTAGATTCCATCAAGGCGTGGCTATTGATAGCTACGATCAAGATAGAGCTATTGTAACTTTGCAACCTAACTATTTAGATGCTTTGAAATTTGCGGCTCAACGCAAAAAAGATGAAATTATCATTTCAGCTTTGGGCGGTTCTGCATACGAAGGCAAAGACGGCACTACCGTTGTAGCGTTACCTTCAGCTCAAAAAATCGTATCTAGTTCAGCGGCTTTAACTTTAACTAAATTGCTGACTGGCAAAGAAATTTTAGACGGTGCGGATGTAGACGAAGATATGGCTAGATATTGTGTAGTTACGGCTAAGCAAATAACTAACTTATTGAACTTGACCGAAGTTAAAAACGCGGACTACAATACTGTTAAAGCTTTAGCCGAAGGAAAAATTGATACCTTCTTAGGTTTTAAATTTATCAGAACTCAAAAGCTATTGCTTAATGCTTCTTCAGAAAGACTATGCTATATCTACACTGAAAAAGCTATCGGGATTGCGACTAACAAAGACATTAAAACTCGTGTTGGTGAAAACCCAGATAAATCTTTCGCAGCAGTTGCTTATATCGAATTAGATATGGGCGCTACTCGTGTAGAAGACAAAGAAGTTGTAGAAATTGCTTGTACTGAATCATAAGCAACAACTTAACAATAATAATTTTTTTGGAGATTTAAAATATGACAGTATTTAAAGACGATATTAACATCACAGGTTTGGATTCTATACCAAGAGTGATGCCAAACTCACAAAACAACGGCGCAAATGTAAAATTTGCTAGAGGCCATGTAGCTATTGCGGCTGCTGACGCTGACGGCGATTCTTATGTTATGGCTAGATTGCCTTCTAACTCAGTTATCAAGGATATCAAAGTGCTTTGTGACGCGATTACTGCTGGGACTGATTTCGATTTAGGCGTGAATTACCCAACTAACAAAGGCAGCGCGGTTATTGACAAAGACTGTTTAATGGACGGTCAAACTCTAGCCACTGCATCTAAAGTGTTAGATGGTTTTGCAGCCCCGGCTATCGAAAACCGCTACAAACAACTTTGGGAATTAGCAGGTTTAACTGCTGATCCTTGCCATAACCTAGACATCGTACTTACAGGCAATACTGTAGGAACTGCTGCTGGGGATG